CGTGCTTTTGACACCATCCGTCTGCGTCTCCCCCCCCAAAACCGTTGCGCCTGTCACTGAGGAAGAGGACGAGCCTTTGTGCTCCCAGCTCATCAACCCCAAGCTTTTCTGCGACTGCCGTCTTGGCATGCAGAAATACCCCCGCTTCTTCTACCATGACTCACCCGTCCGCTGGAGAGATATCCCGGCCCTCACACCCCTGCGCCGCCCCCGTCCTTGCGCACCCTGGAAGCCACTCCTCAAAGTGCGCTTGCACTTTCGCGAGCGTAAGCGACGTGCTCCAGGTGTTAGCACCCCCCGCCGCGTGCGCAAACAGTTTGTCCCCTCCGACTGGTCGCTCATTCGCGCATTCGCACGGGAGAACGCGCGCGCTCCCATCCCCACGTTCCACTTCCTCCGTCGCTGCACCCGTCTTATCGAACGCTTCCGTGCGTCTTCCCCCCCATCTTCGGAACCTCAAGTCGGCGCCTCCGGCAACTGCTGGATGTTGCTTCCCTTCCTCGTCGACTCCGAACCTCTCTGGGATGCTCCGAAAACTGAGGCCGAGAGACTCGCCGCCCAAATCACGAACCTTGTACGCGCGCTCTCCACTCCCTTGAATGACCGACCCGCCTCGAATGTGCAGGCAGCCTTGCGCGAGTACCTCTATTCCGACGACGCCGTCGACCACCATCTGGAGGCCTGTATCCAAGACGACAATGACATACACATTTGGAATGTCCGGCCCGTTGCACCTGGGCTCCCTCCCCCTGATGGGCATCTGGACCTCATCGGCTTCTTCAAGATGTTGCGCGCTCATACTCGCCGCTTCCCTCGAGCGCTTGTTTCTGGCGACAGTGCCAAGGCCTATCTCAACAGCATCAGCAATTTGGCAAGCACGATCCATCGAGACAACATCACGCAGCAAAGCGCCTCGAACCTCGTCAACGCGCAAGCTCGCTTCCATCATCTCGGACGCTTTGTGGTCAGCGACACGGCCTTTTCTTGGCTTCGTGGCGCAGGTGTCAACGTTCAGCCCACGGCCGCCGAAGCCCATGCACACCCTGCGCACAAGAATTACGAGATTGGCTTGTTGAATTCCGTGGACCAGCGCCTGGATGCGGGTTACAGTGTTTACTACACCAAAGAGAGTAAGCGCGTGTACATGCCCAATGCCGGCCCCATTTTAAATGCACGACACACTGGCCTCGACTCTCTGCGTTACGGTTCGAAAGTGCCCTCGGACGACCCCCCCCGCTGTGAAACCGCTCACGCATTCATGCACGACGCGCTCATGTACTATGACCCTGCCAAGATAGCCGGACTTTTCGAAGACAGCCCTAAATTGACGCATCTTCTGGCCTCTGTCGTTTTGCCGGCGGAAAGCGTTCACGGCCTCGAGAGTTTCCTCCCTTGGCTTTACAAGCACAGTGTGGAAAAGGATCTTCTGCGCTATGAAGTCGAAGGGAAACAGGACGGCGCCTACCAGCAGCCTCTGAGCGCAGCTTGGACCTTGCAATGTCGCAACATCACCGGACCTGGCATTAACATCAGTTGCCACATCGTCGCCACAGCCGGTCCGTTCCATCTGCTCCTCTTCCTCAGAGATGGTCCTGCGGATCAAGTCTCCACGCGCTCTTTCGATTCCCCGGATTGTGTTGAGCTGCCCCAGCCACCAGGTCGTTCTTTCCCGCTTCGCCATCGACTGGTTCCCCGAGAGGTGTACAACTCGCTCTTCTCATACGTGCGCTCCACCCGCTCCCTGCGTGAAACGGACCCTGCCGGCTTCCTCCGCTCAGCCAAAGAAAAGGCATCTAATGCATGGGTCGCGCCTGAGGCGTGGGATTACCTCGAGACTCTGGTCACCGACACGTTCCAGCTGCGCGGCACCGCCCGTTTTCCTTTGCTGGCCGGACCTATCGCGCGCTTCCGACACTTCCTCCGAATGCACCCTCGAGCAGTCAAACTCGGCCTCTGCCTTGGAGCCGGTTTGGTCACGTGGTACGGCTGGCGACAGAGCGTTCGTTGCGTCCACTGGTTCGAGGACGAATTTCAGTATGAACTGGCAAAAGCCCGCGGTGAAACTGGTCTGCGCAGCTGGATCAAAGTTGGTGAGATCACCTTCGAGTCCATCTATGTTCGAGGCATCTTCCCAACGCTCTCCTCGAACTTCTCCAGGCCCGAAGGACGCGCGATGAGACGACTCAAAGCCAAGCAAACGTACCAGCTCATGTCGATGTTCCCCCGTTTCTTCCGCATGTCCCGCTGGAGAGCCGCCGGCGCCCTTTGGGCAATGGACTGGGAAGATTTCTGGATCAACATTCGCGCCTGGGTCCCGGCCTCCCTCTGGACTCTTTTCACCGGTTTTGTCTACGCCACCACACGCAGCATTGATGAGGTTGAGGCTGCCTACCAGAAGCTTGTTCACCCGAAGCGCTGGCAGTGCTCTCTCCCGCTGAGTACTTTCCGTGTCGTGCCTGAAGTGGTCAGTGTCCCACCCGTTGAGGATCCTGTTGCTGCCGCGCCAAAACCGCTTTTCGTCCTGCCAACACCGCCTGCCAGTCCGCCGCCGATGTCCATTCCTGACGCTCCCCCCCCAATGGTCCCCCCGAACAAGCCAGACGCCAATCGAATCCCATCGCCGCCACTTTACCCGCCTGGCTTGCCTGCGCCCGCACCAACCTCGCGAGTCAAGACCACCGTTGTTGAGAGGAAACGACCCAACGTGGCGACAGATCCATGGAGAGGCTTCGACGCGCTGAACGTCTCTGAACCGACGGGTCCCTTCTCCCGCGCGACTCTCGGCGAGCACCTTGCCACCAAGCCGGTTGTTTTCAAAGACGCACCCACGGCTGCTGAAGATTTGCTGGAACTCGATGAGCACGATGTCTTCACACCGACCCCTCCCAGAGAGCCCGCGCTGCCCCCGCCCAACATGCCAGCCCCATCAGTGAACCCGCTTGACGTCCCCCTCCCCGACGATGATGAAGAAGGCTGGAGTGACGATGAAGTCGCCCCCCCTCTGCCCAAAGCAGCCCCGACCATCGTCGTCCCAACCGCCGCTGTCCCCACCACTGCCGTCCCAAGTATCAGAGAGCCTCAAGCGTACGTCGATCGTCTTGGCCATCTCCAGCGTCCTCAACCTAGCGCAGTCGTGGCTTTGCCCGATGTCACTTCACGAGACATCGACGAAGAGCTCAGCGAAATGGAGGTCATGCAACAACTCGCTCCGCACCTCTCCGAGACGCCTTACGAAGTTCCAAGTCGTCTGCCTCATGCCTTCGCTGGGAAGCCCTTGGTGCCAATCGCCGGTCCGACCCCGACCATCGAACCCATTGAGGTGAATCGTCTCACCTTGGCGAATGACCCTTCAGCGTCCGGACCGAGTGAAGTCGCGCGAGAGCTGTTCCCTGGTGCTTGGCCTGAAAATCGAGGGTTATGGCAATGCAGAGCACGCGACCCTGACGTGGACGTGGAGTGCCCTGAGATGAACTTGTGCCTCCTTGAAGCGCTCACCGACATTTTGGACGCCAGTGTCGCAGACCTTTGGGACGAACTCGCTGCGCTCCCCCGATCGATCCTCTTCCCCCCGACTTGGGAGACCGACGGTCTCAGTGCCGATGTCCTTGAATACCTTTGCGCCCGACGTCGCGTGAACGTGCGAGTGGAAACGACCAGCGGCTTCAGTCTGGACTACGGGGTCGGCGAACCTGTCGGAACGATCTATTGGACGCCCTACCACTTCCAAAAGGTCCCTTTCCCGAAGATGGCCAACAAACTCGGCGCACGTCTACCCGCCACGTCGGGCACTCGAATCCACGGAGCTGGGAAAAACCTTGCTAGTTCTCACACCGCTCCTAAGAGCAGCACTTGCCTCGCCCTCGAAAAGCAGATCCTCGACTTCGAAGAGAAAGGGAGCAGCGTTCTCACAGCCGGCTTTCTTCCGTACCGCAGCTCCCCTCAGCGTGCCAAGAACTTGATCAGCAACATGAAGAACGGCTTTGAGGGCATCTTGGCGCAAACGATCCGCTCCAAGCCCCAAGTGCCCAAGGACTTCATGCATCGCGTGGATGCTATGCTCGATGGCGCTTGCGATCTCCCAGGCAGGCGTGTTCACGTCATGCTCATCGAGGGCTTTGCTGGTTCCGGCAAGTCGCATCCCATCAAGCAAGTGCTCAAGGAGACCGAAGTGTCGTACCGCGTCAGCGTTCCCACCACCTCTCTTCGTCATGAGTGGAAGGACGACCTTGCCCTAAAGGAGACACAGACTTGGAGGCTTGGCACTTGGGAGACCTCGCTCATGAAGACGACGAGAGCCATCGTGGTGGATGAGATTTACCGGATGCCCCGAGGTTATCTTGACCTCCTCATCCACATGGACCCGTCTCTCGACACCATCGTCCTTCTTGGAGATCCCTGTCAGGGCAGCTACGTCTCAACCAACGTCGACAGCTCAAATGTTCGTCTGGTGGCCGAGGACCGCTACTTGCGACCTCTCGCTCAGGCTTACCAAGGCTGGACCCATCGCTTGAGCCTGCACATCGCGGCCCTTCTCAGCGTGCCCACCTCCAGCACTGAGCCCGGTTGCCTTCGTTTCTTGCAGTATCCCCATCGCTCGCTGCCCGTGCTCGTCGCGTCGCGACCCAATGTTGAAGCAGCCGCCTCGTGTGGCTATGCTGCACTCACCTGTGCCTCTAGTCAGGGACGTACGTTCAACTGCCCTGTGACGCTCTGGCTGGATAAGCCGCTTGTCTTACGTTGTAGCGACAACGTGTTGCTTGTTGCCATGACTCGCTCGCGCAAGGGCGTTCTTCTAGTCGGCCACCACACTTTGGCTCACAGCTGCGGCAACACCAACATGCGTAAAGCTTTGTTCCGAGGCGAGAAGATCAACTACAAGCTTGTGTTCGCCGAGGAGCTGGAGAGCCGCACTATCATCGACGCTCCCTTGCCCCGAGCTCAGCGCGATTTGCTCTTCGGTCTTGTGCGCAGCGGCGGAGGTGGCAAGTTCAAAACCACCTTCCACCAGGAGAAAAGCGTTTTGCAGAGCTCCAATAACTGCATGGCTCGCAAGCAGCGCATGGCACTATCAGCAAGTGGCCTCTGGCGGGTCGGCCCCAACCACACCCGCGTCGACAATCCGATGAAGCGCTTTGATCCGTTGGACGAAGCTTCCGTAATTCGTCGAGAGCGAGTGCTGCGCAGCGATGGGACTTCAGGGCATGTTGCCAGCTTGTTGGCCGTACCGGAAAGCCGCAAGCCTCTTCACACCGCACTGTCCACCTGCTTGCCAAGCGAGGTGAGAGTTTCCCCCGTCCACATCAGCTCCACTGCCATTTCGCCCGCGTACATCACGACCTCCCTCGGCGACTACTTCCGCTTCTTCGCCCAAGCGCGCGATCGGTCTGAACTCGAGCGATGGCACCGCGGTCAACAGTCTCAGCAGTTTCCTGACCTCAACATGGAATTCGAGTTCGGCGCGTCCCCCCCGCAAATGATGGCTGCCACACATTCGGCTTCTGACCGAACATTGCTCCCTCTCTCCCTTCCGACCAGAGTCCGCTTTCGCCACGCGTGGGACGCGCCCTTCCAACCTGCGGCAGTCGGTTACGATCTGTGGCATGCTCATTGCCGCATGTACGAGAGAAACCCCGCGGCAGTGTGCGAGTTCCGCCCCGCTCTTTTCGCCGAGTGCATCAACCTGAACGACTTCAACTCCATCGACAAGAAGACAGCCGCCTATCTGCACAACAACTCCGACCGCAGCGATCCCGATTGGCGTCACACTTTTGTGCGATTGTTTGTGAAGTCTCAGCAGAAGATCAACACCGGCAGCATCGGCGGTTTTTGGAAGGCGTGCCAGACTCTCATGTGCACTAATGATCTCGTCGTTCTTCTCTTCGGTCCGGTCGTCAAATACCTTGAAGCCTTGGATCGCGAGGATTGCCCTGCGCGTCTCTTCGTCTATGCCGGCCACACACCTTCTGAGATGAGCGTTTACGCCCAGCAGCACATCCCGCCCTCAGCCGAGTTGGTCTCAAACGACTACACCTCCTTCGATCAATCACAGGGGTATGAGGCTCAGACTCTCGAACAGTGTAGGTTGCGGTACGCCGGCTTCAGCGACGATGTGATCAGCTGGTACACCCACTGGAAGACCAACTTGGAGAGCAAGTACGGCCCTCTTCGCAGCATGAGATTTACTGGTGAGCCCGGCACGTATCGATTCAACACCGACTTCAACCTTGCCACCTTGGCCTGTCGGTTTGATCTCACTCGAGCCCACGCCATTTTTGTGTCCGGCGACGATTCTCTGATCGCAGCTCCTCGCGTACTCGACAACCCCGTGTGGGAAAGCGTTTCTCGCAACTTGCCCCTCCGATTCAAAATCGATCTGTCGGAGCGTCAAGCTTTTTGCGGATCTTACTTGTCCCACCTCGGCGCCGTGCGAGTCCCCCATATCCTGGCCGCCAAACTCGCCATTGCGACTGCTAACGGCGAGGTTGATGAGGTGATCGAATCCTACACCTATGAGTTCGCTGTGGGGCACTCTCTCGGCGATGCTGCTTTCAGTCACCTGCCCTCTGAAGACCAGTTCATCCAGTCTGCCTTGTTCGGCTTCTTCTCTCATCAGCGCAACAAGGCTCTCAGAGCACTCCTCGTCATTGGCAACGTCCCAGCTGCACCTCTTTCCTGGCTCGTTAAACATCACGCTTGGGCTGACCGACCCACGACTTTTTCCACTCTGTCCAAAGCTTTTTTAGTCGCTTACTTAAAGGCTTCACGCTTGGAAAATCTCGTAGAGTCTTCGCATTTCTCGCCTCGCCCACAAGTTTATCGACCCAACAAGCAGCAATGTCCGCCCAAATTGTCGCCGCTGCCGCTGGAATGGAGACCCGCGTCCTTGGCCAAACCGAAAGCGTCCGCCCAGGCCCTGCAGACACTCGTGGATATGCCCCCGGCGTTGAGAGGCCCCTCTCCGCCCCCGGCTACGTGGAAATGGCGTTCCGTGAACCCTTGGGCATCATCAACAGCAACGCAGCCGCTGGGCCCGTCGTCCCCTGGTCGCCGCTCCGCAGCGCGCTCGGCCAAAGGCTCTCCCCTCTTTTCCGCACTGTATGGCTCGTCGAGGCCGAAATCCGCTTCCAAGTCTTTCACCACGCGGCTGATCACCTCTCCCTTGTTCAAGTCGCGTGGACCACTTCCACCACCGCCCCCACCGAAGACGAATTTCAAAGGCTTCCCGCTGTCGAAGATCGTGTCGTCGGAGGCACTTTCCACTTGTCGCCGGCTCCTGTCCCTCTCCCTGCAGCCGGCTTCCAAAACCTGCTCCAAGGAGACGTCGCCCCCCTCAACATCCCTCGAGTCTGCTACCGTGTCGTCACGCCGGCTGCAGATGGAGACCCCCCAGTGGTGGACCTCTTCCGTCTCGTCGTCGTCGGCCGTCTCGGCTTCTACGGACAGTCTCTCCGCCCCTTCTGACTCCCGGGCCCCCAACATCTTCCTCACCATCCTGGCATCATCCAGCACCTTGGTTAACAAACTTCTTATGAAGTCGTCCAGTTAACGCGAAGGTCTTCCCCTTTCTTTTCTTCTCGAAATTCTATGATCCAAGACTCCAACTTGCACCAACCCTATCCGGCTCACCTAGACGAGCGCCTCAGCGAAGGGACAAAAAGGAAATAAAAAAAAAAAAAAAAAAAAAAAAAAAAAAAAAAAAAAAAAAAAAAAAAAAAAAAAAAAAAAAAAAAAAAAAAAAAAAAAAAAAAAAAAAAAAAAAAAAAAAAAAAAAAAATAAAATAAAAAAAACAAAGGATGTTAA